GATTATCCGGACGCTGGATATACCCGCAGATTTGATTGAACACTCACCGTTTGCCACGAACGGCCACTCTGATGACTACGACCGGTATAAAGCACCAGTGCTTGACATGGTGCGTGACTGGATTACCGCCCAAGGCCGGAAGAGCCCGATCGTACTGGACAAGTCCTATAACGTTGTTTATCAGTGAGGTGATCTCATGCCAAAGTTAAGACCCTCGGCAGCCGACCTCAAGGATCGCACCATCATCGCGACGATCAAATATGGGATGGAACAGGCCGCGGTCGAATCGGACGAGCTCGCACTCGCCGCGCGCGTTTCCAGGGCGACGTACTACGACCGGCTGCGTGATCCTGGACAGTTTCGGTTGAGCGAGCTGAGGGGAATCAGCGAAAAGCTGCATATTCCGCTGGAACAACTAATATCCGGGAAATCCGCCTGACGGCGGACAAGCCAAAAGGAGGAAAACCGATGCCAAATGAAAAATTACTTGTCAGTAAATCCAGCGTGGACTATCTCCGCGACCGGCTCGCAGAGACGCGCCGCATCAATGAGGAGTGTCTGCAAAAGCACAACGACGGATGGGCAAACGGTATCGAGTACGCACTTAAAATACTGGGGCTGGGGGAGGCGAAAAGCTGATGGGATACGATAATTACGGCACTCTGACTACCGTCCCGGCGACCGACTGCAATTTTACGGCGGCGCTCGGGTATGCAAGCAAGGATGAATTGCTGAAAGCGCATTATTACCTTGAGGACAATCCGGCAGCGAACAAGTCAAGACTGAAAGCCGTCAACCGTGAAATCAGGAAGCGGCAGAAGGAAGGGAAGTTCTGATGGAAAAGCTGAAAGCGCAGGATATTATTAAAGTATTAAGGACTTGCGCAAATATGCGCGGGTGCGATGGGTGTCCTGCACGGGGAGAAAATTTTGAGCCGTGCAACACAATGATGCGTCAGGCTGCTAATCGTCTGGAAATGTTGAACTGCCGCGCCGCCCCGGAAAACAAGCCGCTGACGAAAACGCCGAAGGAGGAAAACGCATGATAGACGAATCAGCTCATAAAGTATTTGATTATGGCATGAAGGGCTGGCATGGCTTCTGCACACATAAATGCTCGCACTGTAGCAGACAGCTTGATATATATTACTGCGAAAGCAGGCTGTATCTTGTGCGTTGTAAGCACTGCAAAATTGTTTCACTCGTAGAAGCCGGAAATCCAAATGAAGCAGCCGAAAAAGTAAGCCACCGCGCCGAACCGGAAAGCAAGGCGCTGACGGTGGAACAACTGCGGAAGATGGACGGAAAGTTAGTATGGGCTGTATGCAGAAATATTAACGCTCCCCCGTGCTTAATGCGCGTGCAAAATTTTAATAACCGGTGCGCAACTGATGACAAAGAATATTATGAACTATTTGCCGATTACGGCAAAACGTGGCTTGCCTACGCCCGCAAGCCGGAAGGGAGCGAAAACAATGGAAGCACTATTTGACGTATTACTCTACGTCGTTATCATCGGCGGCATGGCATTTATTATCGGCGGCCTTATCTGTGGCATACATACCATGCGCGCAAAAATACGCTGTGCAAATATAAAACTGCTTTGGCGGGTGCATAGGAGGCATAGACGTGTATAACGTATGCTACAGCTGCCCGTGCGAGCCGCATAAAAATACCTGCCGGCACAGCTGCAAAAAGTATAAAAAGGCCGTAGAGCATGACACACATCGGCATAGTCAGTATGGGACAAGCACGGCATTACCGGTTACAAAAACTACAGTATAGGGGATGATTAAAATTTTACCGATGTTAACCCGTATGCCGCATGGCACAAAAATAGCCGCTCACGACTGCAATCGCAAAGCGGCAGTAAAAAATAATAAATTATCTGCATTATAGCAGATTGGAGGGAAAAGTCAAATGTTTAAAGTAACAATGACAAATTTAGGCCGTAAACATGCGACGGAAATACAGATGTTTGATGGCAGCCCCACATATTACGACCTTTGGGGAATGGCGAAAGAGTACCTGTTTTCAAACCATATTTGTTTTAATATCCATACTGGAGACTTTAATAAGCAAACGTATCCAGTTTCCGGCCATGTCTTGGCCGGAGCGCATTACGTGGGGGATTTTAAAGTCGAGGAGGTAGCAAAATGCAACTTTTAACTTTTTCGGCGAAGAATTTTCGCAATATAAATGTAAATTTTAATCCGCAGGGGCATAATGTCAACATCTATGGTCGCAACGGTACAGGCAAAACTACCACAGAGGACGCGTTTTTATGGCTGCTCTTTGGCAAAGACTCTGCAGACCGCAAGGACTATGATTTAATACCACATAAATTCGGCAGCACAGAGCCGGACATCGGATGTGACCGGGAACCAGCCGTTGAAGCAAAGCTCGAATACTTCGGTAAAACCGTCACGCTGAAAAAATCGTACATAGAGGAATGGCCTAAGCGCGGCGCCTTAAAAGGGCAGTATGCAGGAAGCAAAGTCCATTATTATGTCAACGATGTGGAAACAAAGGCAGGAGAATACAACGCTGTTGTCAATGATTTAATAAGCCCTGAATTATTTAAACTACTGACAAACCCACACTATTTTACCGAAACGCTTTCATGGCAGGAACGCCGCGCAACTCTCGTAAAAATTGTCGGGGAGTTGAATGTCACGCCTGTGCCGGAGCTGGCTGCAATGATGGCAGATCGTCCGTTCGATAACTTCTATGCGCTGGCAAAACAGAATGTGAAAGCCGCGCAGAAACAGCTTGACGGTATGCCGTATGCGATCAGCGAAGCACAGCGTATGCTTCCGACAGAGTTACCGGATATGCCGGATACTGCCGCGCTCGAAAAGCAGCAAGCAGACTTAGAAAATCAAATCCAAACGCTTAAAAATAATGATTCCGCAAACGCCATACGCCGTGAAATTGCTGGGATTGAAACAAAAATTGCCGAAGGGCGCAGCAAATACACCGCGGCTGTAAACACCGAAAACGAAAAAATTCAGAACGGGATTAACCGGTTAACCGATGAAAAGCAGGATAAAACAGATACTTATCATAATGTTCGCTCTCAAATTTTACAGCTTGAAGATGAAACAGACTGCCTGAAAGGCTTGAAATCAAATAAGCTTGCCGCATGGCACGAAGCGGATGATCGCGTATGGACTGGCTCCGATATTTGCCCCACCTGCGGACAAAAACTTCCGCCGGAACAAATCGAATCCGTGAAAGCGGCATTTAACAAACAGCGCAGCGACGATCTCGAGCAAATCACGGAAGATGGTAAAGCTATCGCAAAAAAAATCGAAGACAATCAAACTGAGATTACCAAAAAAAATGCCAAACTTGAAAAGCTTACCTCCGAAATTGCTACGCTTGGTTCCCGCATTGAAAAAGGCAAGTCCATGCTGAAACCTTGTGTTTATGAAACACAAATCGAGTACAAACAGTTCAGCGGGCGGCTGACTGACCTTAAAAACCAGCTTGCAAATAACGCAGATACAGAGAAAAACGTCAAACTGGATGCGCTTATGGCAAAGCTGAACGATGTAAAACAACAAATTGAAAATGCCGGCCGAATCAAATTACAGATTGAACAAGCTGAAACGCAAAAAAAGCATATTACCGAGCTGGAAAATAAGCAAAAAGAAATTAATACAAACCTTGGCAAATGGGAAAAAGACGTCGCACTCTGTGAGGAACACGTTAAAAGGCAGGCTCGTGTGCTTGAAACTACGGTAAATAAAAAGTTTAAAATAGCCCATTTTAGGATGTTCGCCCCGCAAAAAAACGGCGAAGAAACCGAATGTTGCGACGTGGCCTATCCGAACGGCTCAACGAACCTATCCACAGGCGAGCGACTGCAAACCGGTATCGACATTATTAACACGCTTTCTAAATATTACGGCGTGAGCGCCCCTATTTGGATAGACAATGCCGAGGGCGTTACATTGCCGGTTGATACAGATTCGCAGGTTATCAGGCTAATAGTATCGCCGTATGATGAAAAACTTAGGATTGAGGTGCAGGAATGAAAAATTATTCGGTCTCGCTTGTTCAGGTCGAAGACATGACAGGAGATGGCGCGGAATGAGCTCAAAAGACGAATTTATAAAAATATACACGGAAAACATTCACCGCGAGGGCGCGGACAAATTGCTGGGCTGGCTAAAAGGTTCCGATTTCTTCACGGCTCCGGCAAGCGCAAAGTATCATGGGAGCCATGGAGGCGGACTATGCGAACACAGTGTGAATGTTTGCAGGCGACTATACCGAATATTCTTTGGAGAGAATTCTATCGAACACGGCGGAGACAATGGAGAGGCAAGCAAAAAGGAGAGCATAGCCATTTGCGGCCTGCTCCATGACGTTTGCAAGGCCAATTTCTACAAGGCAGCCACCCGCAACGTTAAAAATGCTACGGGCGTGTGGGAACAGGTCCCGTATTATGCCGTCGATGATAAGGTACCATACGGCCACGGTGAAAAATCGGTCTACATAATTAGTGGTTTTATGCGCTTAACCCGCGAAGAGGCTTTCGCTATTCGTTTCCATATGGGCGACTATGCAGACCGGAATACGCCTAAAGCGTTTAGTATGTTTCCGCTTGCTTTAATGCTCCATATTGCGGACCTCGAAGCCACATTCTTAGACGAAAAGGAAGGTAATTGACATGCCAAACAATATGTTAGCAAAAGTACAGGACGCGACAAAATCTGTTTCCACAGAAGTTCGCGGATATTTGTCCCACGGTTCTTTGCAGCTCCCTGCTAATTATTCTGTAGAAAACGCTTTAAAAGCCGCAGCACTCATATTGCCGTCGGTTAAAGGCTCTAATAAAATACCGGCCATTGAAAGCTGTACTGCTGATAGTATTAAGTCAGCGCTGCTTTCTATGTGTGTGCAGGGCTTGAACGTTGATAAAAAACAATGTTATTTCATTGCCTATGGTTCGACATTAACGCTGCAGCGTTCTTACTTAGGCGATATTGCCGTCGCGAAACGCGTTGACCCGAATATCGACGAAATTTATTCTGCCGCGGTATATGAGGGGGACAAGTTCGACTATGAAATCAAACGTGGCAAAATTGTAGAGATACACCATTCGCAAAAGCTTGAAAATAAGGCAAAACCGATTATCGCCGCATATGCGACCGTTGTTTATAAAGACGGCAGCGAAATCTCAACTGTTATGACTATCGGCCAGATAAAAAAAGCCTGGGGGCAGTCAACATCTAAACCGTTTGATGAAAAAGGGAATTTAAAGCCGGACAGCGTACATGCAAAGTTCCCCGAAGAAATGGCAAAAAAAACGGTTATACATAAAGCCTGTAAACCAATTATCGGCAGTTCCAGCGACGCGTCCTTATTCGGCAAGTACGCCCGGAGCTGCGCTGATGTTGCGGGCGCTGCCGAGGTTGACGAAGAAGTCACAGAAAACGCGAACCGCGAGTATGTGGAAACGTCCGCAAATGAAGTTCCGGCGAACGTCGATCCGGAAACAGGCGAAGTGAAGCAGAAAGAAGCTGAACCGTTTTGAATATTAAAATAATTGGTTCAGGCAGCTCAGGCAACTGCTACCGCATATCAGACGGACAAACCGCACTCTTAATTGAGTGCGGCCTGCCGGTTAAAAAAATTAAGGCTGCCTGTGATTATAACCTGTCTGAAATTTCCGGCTGTATTGTAACCCACGAGCATAAAGACCATGCATTATCTGTTAATGACCTTATGAGAGCTGGAATCGACGTTTATATGACCGAAGGGACTGCAGCCAAAAGCGGCACGCAGACATACCGCTTAAAATTGTGGAAGCGCGACGGCATAGATACAATCGGCAATCCTTATTACCATGCCGAAAAAATAGGAACATTTACGGTAAAGCCATATATAGCACATCACGACGCGGCGGAACCTGTATTTTATCTTATTACAAGTAACGCAACAAATGAAAAGCTGCTTTTTGTCACGGATTCCTATTATATTGATTATCGGTTCAAAGGTCTGACTCACATTATGGTGGAAGCGAATTTCTGTGCTGATTCTCTGGCTGACGCAGAAAATGACCCACGGCGGTTTCGACTGCGCCGCAGCCATATGAGCCTTGAAAACTGCATTAAATTACTTCGTGCGAACGATCTTTCACAGTGCCGCGAAATATGGCTGATTCATCTTTCCAGCAGCAACAGTGATGCGGAAGAATTCAAGCGGGCAGTGCAGGAAGCGACGGGGTGTCCGACCTACATAGCTTAGGAGGAAAAGCTAAATGGCAGGAAAAATTAAATACGACTTGACTGGCTTAAGATTTGGAAGATGGGTTGTTATAAAATATTTAGGCACTGAAACGTGGCTTTGCAAATGTGACTGTGGAACAGTCAAAAAGGTAAAAGGCAGGAATTTACGGGAGGGTAAATCGCTTAGCTGCGGCTGTTTGCATAAAGAAATAGTTGGCAAGAATTCCACAACTCATGGAAAAAGTAAAACACGTATTTACAGCATTTGGAAAAATATGAAATGCCGTTGCTATACGCCAAGCGCAACAAAATACGAAATTTACGGCGGGCGTGGGATTTCAGTTTGTAACGAATGGAAAGCAGATTTTATGAACTTTTACGTATGGGCTATGGCTCATGGCTATCGCGATGATTTGAGTATTGACAGAATTAATTCAGACGGTAACTATGAACCATCTAATTGCAGATGGGCGACTTACAAAGTTCAAGGCAATAATACAAATCAAAATCACATTATTACTTTTAAGGGAAAATCTCAAACTCTTGCCGAATGGGCAGATGAATTAGGACTGAGCTATAAAGTCCTTTCAGAGAGGATACGCAGAAAATGGAGCATCAAACGCGCTTTGACTACTCCAACTCAGTTTAAAAATCCGGAGGTTCATGATGCAACAATTAAGACCATATCAGCTTGACCTGATTGACGAAGCAAGGGGGGTGTTTAGGGCAGGGTATAAGAGTCCGTGTATCGTTTTACCCTGCGGCTAAGCGGGGGCAAGAGTGTTATTGCGGCAGAAATGGCACGAGCGGCAACTGCAAAAGGGAATCGGGTACTTTACATCGTCCACAGGCAGGAACTTTGCCAGCAGATACGCAGTACGTTTAAATGGTGGGGCGTCAATATGGACTTATGCCGTATTGGTATGGTTCAAACAATTTGCAGGCTAACCGCAAAAATCCACCCGCCGCGGTTAATTATCATTGACGAATCACATCATGCGCTTGCACGCAGCTACAGAAAAATATTTGAAGCGTTTCCTGACGCTCAGCGCGTCGGAATTACTGCAACCCCTGCCCGACTGAACGGCGGCGGCCTCGGTGACGTAAACGACAAGCTCATTGTGGGTGTTTCAACGAAATGGCTTATTGAACATAATTACCTTGCGCCTTATGAGTATTACGCACCGAGCATATTAGACCTGACCGGAGTTCACACGCAGCACGGCGAATTTGTTACTGATGAAGTTGTTAAAAAACTCGACCAGTCTAAAATTTACGGTGATGTTATTAAGTATTACCGGCAACTTGCCGAAGGGCAGCAGGCAATTTGCTATTGCGCTTCGGTTGAACACAGCCAAAACATGGCCTCACAGTTTAAGGCTGCAGGAATCAGCGCGGAACACATTGACGGGGAGACGCCAAAACGGGAACGGGCAGATATTATAGGCCGGTTCCGGTCCGGTGATATAAAAATCCTATGTAATGTGGATTTAATTAGTGAGGGCTTCGACGTTCCCGACTGCAGCGTTTCAATCCTTCTCAGGCCCACAAAATCCCTGACACTCTACATTCAGCAATCAATGCGCTGCATGAGGTACAAGCCCGGCAAAACTGCCGTGATTATTGACCATGTGGGAAATTACGCACGTTTCGGCCTGCCGGATATGGACCGTGAATGGGATTTAACACCAAAGAAAAAATCGACTAAAAAGCGCGACCAGCCGGGCTTTAAAATTAGGCAATGCCCGAAATGTTTTTTTACGCATGAATGGGCCGACAGCTGCCCGCACTGCGGATATGTTTATCCGGTTAAAGAGCATACTCTTGAAGAAATCAAAACGGCACATTTGGAACAGATAAAGGGCATTGTGCTTGATTATAAAACGCCGGACGATTGCGGAACCATGGAAGAATTACAGGCATATGCGAAGAATCACAATTATAAACCGGGCTGGTGCTATTTTCAAGCGAGAAGGAGAGGAATAATTTGACTGAGAACGATATTCAAAATAGAATTCGCGTCGTACTATCGCCTTATGGTATGGTGTTCAGGACAAATTCGGGCGACTTTTGGCAGGGAGAACACGTTTACAGTAATGAATTTCAGCAATACGCATTAATTCATTTAAGACGTGTACAAGGGCTTCCAAAAGGCTTTTCAGATTTACTCTTTTTTAGTTTTGACAGCTGCCCGGCCTTTATTGAAGTAAAGAAACCGAATGGCGAAATTAGGCCGGAACAAATATCTTTTTTAAACCTTATGAAGTCTTACGGATACGCGGGAGGCATTGCACGCTGCGAAAACGACGCACTGGAAATTATAAAATCATGCAACAATAATCTATATAGGAGGTAAATATTATGGCATTTGCAGTTGACCACAGTGAGGCAAGCGAGGGCGCAGACTTATTGCCTGAAGGAGACTATGAAGTCATTATAAAATACGCAAGCGAAAGCGCGACAAAAAGTGGCACAGTATACATAAACGTAACTTGTGTTATCCGCAATGACGTAGACCAAAAATTTAAAAATAAGTACCTTTGGTACTCAATATGGCATAAAAAGGAGCCGACACAGGCCGATCTATCGTGCAGCGGATATAGCTCTAAACAAATACAAAATTTGTCAAAGGCAGTAAAATTGCCGGACGGCAAAGAATATGAAAATATTGCAGACTGGTGTGACGACCTTAAAAATCATGTATTTAAAGTAACAATCGAGCATGAGGAATATAAAGGAAAGACTCAGGCGAAAGTTAAATGGACGGACGAAACAAAGTATCCGGAGTGCCATCATATATGGAAAAAAGCCGGAGACGAAACGCCAGCAGCAAATGAAACGGCCAGCGCAAATACACCGGCAGCAGGCGAATATGTTGAAGTAACATCCGATGACGATTTACCGTTTTAGGAGTGATAAATTTTGTATGAACGTATACCAAAAGAGCTCTGTTCCGTCCCAAACTGGTGCTGCTGGCAAGCGGCGCCAGACCCCGGACGCCCGGGAAAAATCAAAAAGGTACCGATAAATGCAAAAACAAGGGGACAAGCTCAGTCAAATAATCCTGATACATGGTGCGATTTTAATACAGCTGTTGCCGCTTCTGTTAACTTTTCAGGCATAGGCTTTATGTTTACAGGTTCAGGCTATTTTGGAGTAGATATTGACGCTGCGGCGGGCGCGATAGAGGACTACCGGCACGGCGAAACAGATAATATAATCGGCGAGTTTATTTACGGGCTGCAGTCTTATGCCGAATATTCGCAAAGTGGTAACGGGATACATATAATCTGCCGCGGTTCTCTTCCGCCTGCCGGTCGACGGCGTAAAAACGTTGAAATGTATGATTCCGGCCGGTTTTTTATTATGACCGGAAATTGTGCCTCCAAATTTGCTGAAATTACAGACTGTACGGAACGGATTAAACAGCTCCACGAAAAATATATCGGCGGAGGGACGGAACCAACTACCGGAATCGCTCCAGCCGCGCTATTAAATTTATCCGAATCGGAAGTTATACGCCTTATAGAAAACTCTAAACAAGGTAACGCATTTCATATGCTTTATACCGGCAAATGGGAGAATTTTTATACATCACAGTCTGAAGCTGACCTTGGACTGTGTAATATGCTTGCATTTTGGTGCCGCTGTGATGAAGAACTTATGGATAAAATTTTCCGCAGTTCCGGCCTTATGCGCGACAAGTGGGACAGAAAACAATCCGGCACTACATACGGCCATATTACACTACAAAAGGCTATTAAGGGCTGTACTAAAATGTACGAACCGAAATCGGAATACCATATTGTCATTGGGCAGCCGGCTGCAAAGCCTGAAAAGAAAAAACTATATTCTTTTGACGACACCGGCAATGCTGAACGGCTGACTGATACTTTTGGCAACCGCATTCGGTACAGTTATGTCAACAAGGCATGGCTTTATTATGACGGCCGCAAATGGTGTTTTGACGTTACCGGCGCTATACACCGTATGTCAGACGAAATAGTTGAACAAATGCGAAACGACATGGACTATTATGTTAAAAACGCGCCTGAAAGCTGGGGGGATACTGACGTTGTAGAGAAAAATTTCGCAAAGCACCTCAAGCAGTCCCGCTCAAACCGCTCAAAAGAGTCCATGGTTAAAGAATCCCAACATCACGTGCCGATTACGCCCGACCAATTAGACACCCACAGAGCGCTTTTATGTACGCTAAACGGTATAGTAAACCTTAAAACAGGCAATTTGCAGCCCCACGACAAAGATAAATTTATAACCAAAATCACGAACTGTGAGTATACAGACAAAATAGACCACCCACTGTGGGACTCGTTTTTAAACGATATTTTCGGCGGCGACAAGGGTTTAATCAACTACGTGCAAAAAGCCGTTGGCTATTCGCTTTCCGGCAGCACGCAGGAGCAATGCGCATTTTTCTGCTATGGCACAGGTAAAAACGGCAAGTCAACGTTTCTTGAAACAATCAGCGACGCTTTAGGAGATTATGCAACAAATATCCAGCCTGAAACGATTATGGTAAAGCCGGGTACAAACGGGCCGACTTCCGATATTGCGCGTCTTAAAGGCGCACGGTTTGTTACATGTTCCGAGCCGAACGAAGGCGTGAGGCTTAACGAAGGGCTTATAAAACAGCTTACAGGCGGTGACAAAGTAACCGCAAGCCGAAAATTTGAAAATGAATTTGAATTTTATCCGGAATTCAAATTATGGATGTCAACAAACCACAAGCCTGTTATACGCGGCACTGATGTCGGAATATGGCGGCGTATATGCCTTATCCCGTTTACGGTATGTATACCCGACGACAAAGTCGATAAGCGCTTAAAATACAAACTTGAGCGAGAATTACCAGGTATATTAAAATGGGCCGTCGATGGCTGCCTGATGTGGCAGAGAGAGGGCTTAGAGCAGCCGGACGCTGTAAAACAGGCTACCGCCGAATACCGCTCAGAAATGGACGTTATCAGCGCGTTTATCGCAGAGTGCTGCACTACTGACGGCGAGAGTACAGAGAGGGCAAAAAACCTGTTTCAAACATACGCAAAGTGGGCGAAAGAAAATAATGAATATGAAATGAAGTCGACAAAGTTCGGAATTGAGCTAAGTAAAAAATTTGATAAATATCATGCCAAAGATGGCTGGCACTATCGCGGCATTGCGCTATCTGATAATTTCAAGCCATATAAGGTAAATTTTAGGAATTAAAGTGACGAGTTGGGTGACGGGTTGGAAATGACAACAAATTCAGCAACCATGCGGCGTAAACCTATAAAAATAGCTTTTACTTTTTCTAAATTTAGTACCTCTATATATATAAAAGTAAAAATATATATATAAAAGTATAGGAAAAAAATAAAAAAATAGGGCAAAAAAGTGCCTTAAAGCCGCATGTAGACTGAATAAATTGAATATTGCAGGTCGTCACCATCCCGTCACCAAGAAAGGAAGCATAAATTTCAATGAAAAAAGTTATATCTCTTCAAAATCTTTCCAAAATTACGGGGCTGTCAAAAAGCACGCTTCGCGAAGATATAAACAATGGTACTTTGAAAATCAAACGCTACCGGACAAATAGTTCCTATGAAATTGAATCTGATAATTTAATTTCTTATTGCGGACTAATGCATTATTCATATTGCGGACGCGAACGTGCAGATTTGCCGGAAAGCGTAAAGGCAAAATTTGAAATGCTGCCGGATAAAAACAGTGGGGTGAAAATATGAAACTTGACGATAAATTATCCGTCCGCTGTTATAACAAGGTTACCCGTACAGGCCGCGTTGTTTACATACATCCCGATAATATTTTTGCAGTACTTGAATTTGAGGGCGCCGGCGGAAACTGGCGGGAAGCGGTTATGCTGCAAAGGCAATATGTACGGTTAAAATAAAAAAGCAGGGCCGCACCCCATTGTACGGCTCCATAAAGTATATGCTGAATACATTATTGGCTAATTAAGAAATATTATGCAGAGGAGGCAGCAGAATGCACAACCCGCAATACATAAATTTACCGAATGATATTTATCGAGAAGCTGTTAATACAGCAAAGTCATATTACGCGTTACTCAGGCGGCAAAAAGATATTGAAGACGAAATAATAAATGCGTCACCGACATCGGACGGACAGCCGCGGGGCAATCAGACAAGCGATACTACGGCGCAAAAGGCTGAGAAGATAATTAAACGGCAGGCACAGAATGACCGCAAAATCAAAGCCATAGAGCAGGCGTGGGCGGCATTCAGCGAACCATATCAACGAGAATTTATCAGGCTCAATCTGTTTGAGAACATTCGCATGGACGATATTAATTTACCATTTTGTATTCGGACTATGAAAACTATCCGAAAAAAGTTTCTTGTTTATGTAGCTGAAAATCTTAACGAGATATAAAAAGTTTGCCCCTAAAAACAAAATGAAAGGCTTATAATAATATTGTGAGAAATTGATTACAAGTACATTTTCCATACTCGCCCGGCGCCGAGGCGGGATATAATATCGGGCTGACGTTCCTCTTTTTTATAGCCGCCCTGTTTGGCAGCGGGGCGGCAGATATGTCACCGGGCACGGAATCATCCGGGGCCTGCCGGTAGTCAG